CTAAAGTCAACTCTGCAAGAATCTGAGTTTTGTCGCTATCGCCAGTCTTAGCCAATTCATTTGTTTGGAATGGGCGTAAGTAAGCTACTGCGGCAAATTCAGGGTCAAGCACCAATGCGTCACGGTCACGCATAAAACGGTCAGGTACAACAGAAACTGACCCGAAGTCGCTCAAATAAACATCGGCCGCGCCAATGATGGTTGTAGGTGCATCAGCAGGGGCCATGTAGCGTTGAGCGGCAATACCTGCAAAGGTTGACACTTTTTGCTTACCAGCCGCGCCAACTAACAACACTTTAGGTGAGCCACCTGATACAAACACCTCGCTGATAACTGTCTTTAAAAGTGCCTCAGTAAACGCACGTTGAGTACCGTCTGTACGTGTAGATTCACCGATTGTCAATGGGTCAACACCACCTGTACCGACTGAAGTGTTTGACTTAATCCATGACAACATTGATGCCATCTTGCGAGCAGTTGAGCTGTTGCCAGCAGAGCGAGCTTGGTTAGATGCCAAAATTGTTTCGATGTCACGTTTGAGTTCGCTTGATGCACGAGCCAATTGGTAGGCTTTCTCTGACTTACGACCAGCTTTGTTAACTGTGTCTAAAGTGCCAGATACCTGAATAGTCTTTTGAACGATTTGGGTATAGTTACCAAGACGTACTGTTGGTGAAATAGTGGCTGAAGTAGCGTCAGCACCCTCAACTGCGGCGTTAGCGGTAGTTGCGGCGGCTAGGCTATCTGTCTGCCATTCGTGGTACACGGCTGTAGCTTTGCTACGTGCCAATGTGTTAAGCAAAGGTGTTTCGGTTGGGCTGATGCTATAGATAACATCAGATAAGTCTTCGCGCTGACCGATAGCGGTGTGTGCGGTAAATGTTGCCATGATAGTTTCCTAAATAAATTTTTCAAAAAGGTTTGCGGCATCCGCTACACGACCTGAGTTACGTAGCTTTTGCCTAAGTTTGTTAGTCTGTTCCTGCTCTGGACTTCGTTGTACCGATGCACCTGAACGAATCATTTTAGGAGCTTGTGAAACTTTCTTAGAGATTTCAGGTCGCTTGCTAACAAGTCGGTCATACTGCATTGCTTTGTACAAAGTCATAACTGCGCGAGAGTCGTACACACTTGCTAACTCTTGGTCTGTCCAACCTATAGATTTTGCAAATTGGCGAATTTCCTTTCGGACTGTTTCACCCTTCTCTGGGCTTGCCAACTCAGGTATTGCTTGAGTTAGTTTCTCAGCTTCGACTGCAACGTGTTGCTGTAATAATTCACGCTGTTCAGATTGTTGCATTTGTGCAATTCTGTTGCGTTCCATTTGTATAGCGGCAAGTTGTTTGTCATTCTGCTGTTGTTCAGCCACTCGAACTGCATAACCGATTGGGTCAGTTTCCTTTAAAAGTTGCAAGTCCTCTTGTGGTTGCTGAGAGATCATTTGCTCAATTAATTGCAACCTCTGAGAGTACTGGTCTCTTAATTGTTTAGCTTGCTCTACGCTCGCTTTATCTTGCTCAAGGTTCTTTCGAGCCTCTGCAAGTGTTTGGGTCTTTTTAGTATAGTCTGCTTCCCGTTGATAGCCGTTAACAAGTTCATCAAGCGTGACCTCAAGCTCTTCGCCACTTACTTTGACTCGATACTTAGGTTGCTCTTGCTCTTGTTCCTCTTCACCAACTTCGTCTTCCGACTCATTTACCTCATACGAGTCTTCAGTAGCCTCCGCCTCTACCTGTTCTTCTTGTTCGGCAACGGGTTGCTCTTCCGAGTCCTCGCCGCCCATAAGCCCAAGCATTGCATTTGCCGCACCGTCTACTGACAGCGTTCCATTACCCTCAACGGGTGTCATGTTTTCGCTCATCTTTACCCCTTACCAAGTAATCCTGCTTGGCTCAGTTTACAGCGAAATGCTGTTAAATCAAAATATTTTGCGTCTCTTCTCGTCTATCTTTTTTTGAGAAGCAAGTGACTCAAAATGTGCCACAAACTTGTTAACCGCTAGTAAGCCACGATACGCGTTCTCGCGCTCCTCAAAATGCTCTGGCTGACTGTTTACAATCTCATCCATATAGCTTTTCTTTATAGCCTCTACTTCACCCATAAAGAACTCATCGTTAATTAAGTTTAAGGCAAACTGTGCTTTCATCAATTTTGGCTACCACCGTTCCAACTATCGCCTGTTAAATAATTCATATTACCTTGGTTACCTTGATTGCTAAACATTGATTGTTTAACAGCAGGAGCAGGGTTTGTCATACTAGGCTTAAATTGTCGAGCAACATAGTCAGCAGGTATTTGATTCACACTCGGCAAACCAAAGTTCATGGGTATAGCGCCACCAAAGATAGGATTATTAACCTCTGGTCGCTGATAAGAGAACTCTTGCCTTGGCATCTGAGGCATTTGAGTCGGCAATCGAAACGGCTGTTGTGGCATCTGCGCCATCTGTTGAGGCATTTGCTGTGGCATTTGCTGTTGTTGAAACGATTGCACAGAGTCAGCTATTTGTCTGTCTAAGATAGGGTTTCCGCTCATAATGGGCTAATCCTCGGGTCATTAGTAATATCGGCTTGCATCGCGGCTTGTTTAAGTGCAATCTCAGCCGACAACTCTTCACGCTTTAATTGTAATTCAAGCGCCATTTTTTCACGCTCTAATTGCATATCTAGCGCCGCAGCTTCTCTCTGCTGTTGCAACTCTGCGGCAGTCTTCTCTCGCATAAGCTGAATGTCTGCCTGTGCCTTTGCTTGCTTTGCTTCTATGTCAGCCATTGCCTTCTGCTTAGTTATCTCAACTTGGGCTTGGGCTTGCTGGAGTAGAGCTTGCATATTTGGGTCAGGTTTAGGCTGTTGGGGTTGGGAAATCTGTTGCTCAATCTCTGGCGTGATTTCTTTAAAGAACTCTGCTGAATCTGAAAAACCTGCGGCTTCAATAAACCTCCCCAAAGTTTGGCGATATTGACTGACTGTTACTAGCGGATTAGATGCACCGTACTGCTGAATAATAGCCTCTTGCTTGGCAAGCACCATCTGCAACATAGTCATCTGCTCTTGCTTGTTACCTGTACCCAAGCCGACATTGATTTGCATATCGTATTGGTTAGACCACTCTCGCGGGTCAATTGGTATGTACTTTCCACGCAATCTAATGATGGCAGGTTTGTCTTGATACTTGCAAACTAGGTGCAATATTCCCATAAAAAGGCTTTTAATGCCAGTTTCAGCAAATATTCGAGCAATTAACTCTAGCTTGCCACCACTTGCCTGACTGCTTGCAGCGATTGCGGCTGCGGTAACGTTCTGCAATATATCAGGGTTAAGACCTTGTTGCATATCTGATATGCCTGTGCGTTTACCTTGCACATCATCTAAGTATTGAAGCATCGGGAATGCTTGAGAGATGACGCTTGGCACTAACATGGGCACAACAGCGTTTGGGTTCTTCATACGCACGATACCGCCTGGCGTACTCGTCAATAAGTCATCAAGGTTTACTTGCCCTTCTACCGCACCAACACGAGAGTTGTTACTTAGGTATAGGTTGTCAAGCATTTGACGCACTACGGTTGATTTAATGAGTTGTAAGTCCATTGTGCGGTCAGCCATTGACTCGCCAAAGAACTTGTGTGGAATAGGTATCGGACAAAGTGAATGAAACGGCACGTAGTCAGTTTCGGTATTATCTAAGATTTCTGAACCTGCGTAGTAAATCTGTCTAAACTCAGCTATGCCATCGCCATCGTAATCGGTCTTAAGATAGCACTCGTACAACTCAATCTCTTGCATTGAGTCGTCTAGGCTTTCGTCTTGGTAAGGTTGCTCACCATTAGAAAACCGTGCAAGTCGTTCGCTTGTAAATGACAACTCATCGTATGCAGGTAATGAGGCAACGGTCTCAGCATCAAACCCCATTGAGATAAGGTCTGAACGTGTCATAAGTTTGCGGTGCGCTACAAATGGAGCATCATCAATGCTAGTCGCTTTCTTTGACATCAAGAATTCTTCAGGTGGCACGTTCTCTATCTTTACGCCACCCTGCTTAGTCTTCTTGCCAACCGTGATAGAGTTATAACGCAACTTCAATGGTTGACCCATCTCGTCTAGTTGCTCAACATCTATCTCTTCGACTTCCTGCTCAATCACATCTAATGTGCCATCAGCAAGTAGCATGACTACTTCATCGTCTGTCAGATTCTCGTATGTTTCTTTCTTTTGTGTTGTTTTTGTGTCCCAATATGCCTTGACAATACCTGTCTTTTGCATAAGCGCATCTTTTAGCCAATCGTGCAAGATGGCAAAGCCTGAGTTCTGCGTATAGAAGACCCAATTGCAATACTCTGTTGCTTGTTTAGCGCCCTCTTCATCGTTTGGCCCACGCGGTTCAAAGCGCACAATGTCATCTGACTGAGTAAACACTCGCAAAAGCTGTGGCAATGCGCCATCAATAGCCTCGGCAACCTCACCCGTTACAATTTGACTGCGACCCTCAACCTCATTGCCGTATGGGTTACGCAAGTAATACTCAAGCGCCTTAGCTCTTGATTCTGTTGTTTCTGAGTCTAGGTAGCCAATGGCATTATCAATCTCTGCCTCTAAGATTGACTTTAATTTACCCTCATCCATTTTTATCCTCGCTATGTGGGCGACCACGTTTAGGCTGTAATTGCGCTATTTTACGCTCAAGCTCTTCAATTCGCGCCAATAAAGCATCATAATCTGCTTTTGTAGGCATACTTCCCTTTGGTAACACCCACATTACACGACCCACCCTGTATTGACTTTCAAAGGTTTTGACCAACTAACTGTGTCATTCATGCCAACCGCTAAGTAGCGCAAGCTATCGCTACCGTGTGATGCCCAGTCGTGCAATGGCTTGTCATAAAAGACGTTACGCTTTTCATCAAATTCTCTACGATAGTTTCTAATACATTCTAACCCATCTTTTGTGTTAGGCAAATTGAACCAACAATTAGGCAACATAGAGCGCACGGCTTGTATGCCATCATCTATGCTTAACCGTGGCACAACCGTGCAAGATAGTCCAGCCTCTTGTAATACCTCTAGCCGACTCTTACCTGTCCCCAACTCTCTGACTTGTACATCGTGTGGCAATAGCATCTCTGCTTGCTTCCACCCTCGATTGGTAAGCTCTCTTACATACCAGTCCAAACCTTGACCGTGATTCTCAAAGTAATCCATTAAGCGTATTTCTTTGCCTAGCACTTGAGCCACCCAAATAGAGGTGCTGTCACCCATGCCTAAGTCCCAACTTACATACGTCTTTAGTAAATCACTTCGAGCAATGGCGCAAAAACGGTTTTCAGATTCAAGGTCGTTCATAATCTTGCCGTAATAACTACCCTCGATTGCCGCGTGAAAACTACACTCAAACTCTTGGTTGTATTTATCCTCACCCATCTCGCGCTTGGCGGCTTCTAATTCATCGGCATCTACAATGTTTGTTTGTGAGGCTTTGAACTCTAAAAGTTGCCACCCTATCTCTGTCTCTGCTCGGTCTCGCAACTCTTTAAAGTGATTCTGCCCCTTTGGTGTGCCGATAAAAATAGCTTTACCCTTGCGGTCAGCAAGCGCAGGACGAATAATCTCGTTCCATATCTTTGGGTTTTGGTCAGCAATCTCATCTAGCACTACTAAGTCAAAATACTGACCCCGCAATGAGTCAGGGTTATCTGAGCCGTATAACTGTATGCGCCTATCCCAAAAGTCAACACGTAATTCGGCTATGTTAGCCACAGCATTTAATGGTCGCGTGTAGTGTGTAAGGTAATCCCACGCAACTCGTTTCGCTTGAGAGTATGTAGGTGCTATGTAACCGATACGTGGGCGTTCTAGCTTGCAATCAATCGCCGCCTTGATAGCAGCGTTTATAGCATTTACCGTTTTACCAAACCTTCGGTGAGCCACAACAACGACAAATCTGTTGCTTTCAATCGCATCGTGTATTTGAAGCTGTTGCTCGCGTGGTCTATATGGTATAACTATTTCTGCCATGAAACAGACACCTTAATGTCATCTCCATCTTGACCTGTCATCTCGGTTCGCCCGAGTTTAGGTATGTGGTACTCAGCCATCTTGTGAATGATGTCTAGTGCCTTATCGGGCGCTGGCTTTAGTCCTAACCCTTCGTCACCATAAGCAACCATCTGTAGCCATTCATCCATCTTAGAGCTGTTACGCTCAAGTAGTAATGCAATAGCGTCTCTAACGATGGCTGTTGACTTGTTTGGAACTCCTTTGACTCTACCCTTACCTGCATTAGGTGGAATCCACTTCTCAGTAGTAGATTGTTCTACTTTGCTATTCATTTTCCACTCCTATCGGGTCATGGATACTAAGGTTAATTTAATCTTTAAATAAATTTGTAATATCTTCTTCGTTATAACCATACTCTTGCGGGTCACCCGCAGTAGATAAAGTTTTAGCTTTGACTTTTTTAGAAATAATTTCATAGTCACCGCTTAATGCAGACTCGCCATGATTTTCAGCGTACTTTTTACTAGTAGTAACCCAATCACCACTATTGATGTTTTTTACCCCTTTAGGTACTGCCCTATAAACCTCAACTTCAAAATCAGGTTTGCCTTTTGCTTTCATAGCAGTCATCCACCAATCACGGTCAATAGCATCGTCACCTAGACCATATAGGTTTTTACCTTCTCTAGTATATACATTTGCTGGCATAATTTTTGTAAGGTCATCAAGAGTTGCCCCATAAGAATTAGCGTTTGGCGCAACATGACTTCCTTTGTAATCATTTGTAGGCAATGCCTCTACACCCAACAGACCACCTTCTAAATTTGGGGCGCTTAATGGTGCGTCAATTGTATCGTTTAGCAATCCAGCTTGTTGATAAGGCATATCGTTCTTTTCTAGTATTTTTACCGTTTTAGGGTCGAATACTACAAAATTGCTAGTTCCTTTTCCAGCAGCTCGGCTACCCTCGTCTAAATAACGTATGCCAGTAACGCCTAATTTATTTAAGGCTTCAGAAGCTTTGACATCAGAACCAAATTTTGACACTAAGTTGTTATATAAACTTTCCCCTGTAGGGTTGGGGACTTCTTTAGCGCCCGTTACTGTGCCGCCAGTTAAGGACGCTTCTAAATCATCAAGAAACGCTTTATTTGCTTTTTCATCAACAGCAATGCCTAATTTATTAAACGCTTCTTTGACGGCTTTTGGTTGTTTATTTAAAGGCTCATCCCAATTAAGCATTTTAGGAATTTGCTCATCTGGAATATCTACTTTGTAAAGATTGCCTTTATTTTCTAAAGGTTTAGCATATTCACCAGACTCAATATATTTTAATGTTTTTTCTAGTAAAGATTTTTGTGGGCTATCAGGATTTGACTCAAGAACAAATTTAATGTCATCAGCAGCATATTTCGGGTCACCAGAAAGATTTACAAGACGCTGTGCATTAGCATGTGCGTTTAATCTACCTTGATTTGCAACATCTCTGTTTGCTAATAATTTTGCGTATTGCTCGCCAGTTCCTTTAGCTTCACCAAAATATATTCCATGCCCGTATACTTGTGCGCCTTCACCTGTTCCAACTTTACTTAAATCAAACCCGCCTTTAATATCATGCGGTGTGCCATGATAGGCGTGCATTCCTGCAATGCCTGGCAATAACCCAAGACCTGATAACCCGTACTCTAGCGCTGCGCTACCTATATTTCCTTCGTCTAAATTTTTCTTTGCCGACTTAACACCTTCTATCGAGTCTTCTGCGCCTAACAAGTAACCAAGACCAGGCACTATATCTGCTAACCCCATATCCATCGGCAACGTACTGCTTGGGCCACCTAACAGGCTTTGCGACACGCCTCGGCTGTAACCCCTATCGTAACCTATGTTCTCTAATAAACCTTGAACGGCTTGCTGACCGCGTTGCCTAAGTGTTGGCTCGTATGCGGTTACTTCCGCTTGTGGCTTTGGTGCGGTTAATTGATTTGCCGCAGTAGGCTGATAAACAGGTTTCTGTTGCGGAAATAACTGTTTTAAAAGTTCATCAAACCCGTTCATAAATTAGCCTTTACTTTTTCTTTTCTTTGCGTTCCATAGCCATGCTTTCTTTGCCTTCGTGCTTCATCTTTTGTTTCGCAGAGTTGTATTTTTCTTTGCCACCGTATTCGCTCATGCCTTTTGAGCCAGCGGCTTTGACTGCGGCTTTGACTCGGTTGCCATTGTCTGTACAGTTTTTCATTTTGTTTTCCTTTTCATAACATCGTAACCTTTTTTATCTTTTTGCATATATTCTTTAGCAACTTTTTGAGATATGCCAACTTTTTTAGCAAAATCTTTATTGTGAGCCGCAGCTTGCATAAACTTGGTTTGCGCTTTAGATACGCTTGGCATAATAAGCCTCGATAACGGTAAGATGTTACAAATATAGCATTTAAGCAATAAAAAAACCCCGTCATATTTCAGACGGGCAAGGGGTTATTCACCCAAGGAGAATCTTTAGTTTATCACTTGTCTTTAACAAACACACCTTTTTCGTTTAAGTATCCTGTTCTGTGCTTAATTGCAGAGTAGGCAACTTCTAAACAGTTTGTTAAATCAAGACCCGCTACCTTTGAGCCAATGATTAATGTCACGAGTATGTCACCGTATGCGTCAACCATTTCGGCTCGGTTGTCTTGGTCTATGGCGTCTATCAGTTCCTTGACCTCTTCTAGTGTCTTTGTAGCTTGTGCGGCTGGTGTGCTGTTGAGAATAATCTGCCGAGCGTTCGCCCAATCGATAACATCTGCTTCTAGTTCGTAATATGTTTTCATGCTGTCCTTTACTTTAGTTTAGGTAATAATTCTAATGCAGTCTTGTAAGACCATATCTGATGCGGACTCAAGACCTCTCCTGCCTCGTCACGCTCTTTTAATCTTCTAGCCCATGCTTTGTAGTCCTTATCCTTTGCAGGCTCTACAAGCGTCTTTACCATCTTGAGAATCTCATTGTCTACAAGGTCAAGCGGTGCTTTAGGTGATTCTAAATGTTTGTAATCAGGTTTAGGTGCTTGCTTGCAAAGTGTTTTGAATTGCATGAGGTTTGGGCAGTTGTCAGGCAAGTGTTCCAAAGCCCAACCGATAGCCTTTAGGTTGTCCTCAAAGGTTGACAATTCATGTGCCCAATGAGATTTGATGGTGTTTGCATCAACGTTGCTCCATTTGTTTTTAAACTCAGAACCGTAGCTTAGAGCAAGACGGTCAAATAGTCTGTCAATGACTTTAGTTGGCAATGTCATGCTGAATCCTTTGTGGTC